AAATAATCTTGGCGTTCCATTTGAAAAATAAATATTAATTCTGTTATTATTATCCTCTTTAATTTGAAATAAATTTCCAGAACTACCATCAAAATTGTTTACAGATAAAAAATCCATATAAACAACTCCCTCTGTTTGTCCTATAACACCAGCTGGAGTAGTTTGATTACAACTATCAACCAACCTCGTTTGGGCAGTACCTTGTGTTTTTATGTACGAAGTAGGGTAGCTTCCGACTTCTACTTGTGCGGCAAAACAACTTATATCGGCAGTTTGACTATTTTGGTTTCCATAAAGTAAAATTTGTACTCTATCAACACTTGTGTTGCCACTTAATGTAAACCTTTGCCAATTAGAAGTTACTGTAACATCATAGTCAAACAAAGATGCACCTAAACGTAAGGTAACATCTTTGGTAGTTTCATCATTAGTTTTTAAATAAATAGATAATGTAGCATCTATTGTGCCTAATGATAATCCATAAGTAATATAACTTGTATCTGAACTTGTAGTACCACTTCCTCTATTTAACTGTACTCTATCTGCATTTTGTGTACCATCTGGAGATGTAGCGTAGTTAGATGTTATTATTGGATTTGAACCTGTACCATTTGAAGCCACATTGAAAGAAGTGAAATCAGAAGAATAAGGCAAACTATTAGTCCTCTGTGGTTCAAGAAGCAAAGCACCTTTAGCATTATCTAAATAGTCAACCCTTGCATTATTAGCTTGTACTGTCTCAATTAAACCTTGTTTATTTATTACAGTAGCTATACTGCCTCTGCTGAAATCAAAAGGTAATGGCTTAAAATTTCCATTCTCTGAATTATATCCAAGCAAAGAATTATCTTTTGTTGCCCAGTTACCGCTTCCTAAATTTAATGAATTTGACATTTTTTATATTTTATTTATTCTATTGTATATTCTAAAGCAATCGCCATTTCTGTAAAACTATTCCAAGAACTTAAACACTCCAATTCCGCGTCTGTAAGAGCTTCTTTAAATACTGCTACGCATTTTGTTTTTTCGTAGAAGGGATTTGTTGACGTATATCCAATATCAAAATTTAATCGATCTAAAGTTCCACTTGGAAAAACAATCCCACTTGTATCAATACCTGCTTCAAAACCATTTACCCAAAAACTAAAATCGTTTGCTTTGTATTTTATTGCGCATTTGTTAAATAATAGTGTATTAACACTTGCCGTTATTGCACATTGATTTGCACCTCCAACATTAACGTATCCAGTTATTTTATTAATAGTATCGTTTTGTATAGAAACTGCGTTACTTGAAGTATTATCTCCTAAAGTTATCACTCTATTTGTACCATCATTAGCTAAAGCTGCTATCTCTGCATATAAAACACCCTCTGTTGAGTTTATTAAATCAGAACTACCAGAGCCAAAAGCTGCCTCAGCTAAACGTGTGACAGTGCTCCCGCTTGTTGGAATGTATGAAGTTGCAAAAGAGCTTTCTTCTACTTGTGTTCCCCAAATAAAAACGCCATTAACACCATCACCTAAAAAAGAAACATTATTCCCATCTAAAGACGGGACTGCATTTAAGCCGTTAACATTTGCGTCAATAGCTCTAGTGAAGCCAATTTGATACCATCCATTACCAAAGTTTTTAATAAAGTGATTTGTACTTGAACCCATTGTAACGAATGTTTCATTTACAAGGTCTACTTTAATGCCTTGCGAGTCAGTGTCATTCATATATAAAATAACATAATTACCTCCAGAATTTTTAACGTAAGTTGAAAATGTGTATGTGTTTCCAGAACTTAAAGATAAAGCAGCTATTCTTAATTGAAGACCATTAGTTGCGCCTGCGACCAACTTATCAGCATTTACACTCCCGTCTGGGGACAGTGTAGAATTTGATTCAACTAAAGTATACAATACATTTCCCCATTGTGTTAAGTCCTCACTATAAGGCAAAAGGTTAGTTGACTGCGATTCAAATAACCAGTGTCCTACGCCTCCAGTATAATCTATTCTAGGTAGGTTAGTATCGTCTGTAATTTCTATTACTGATACGTTTGTTATTGAAAAGCTTTCTGTTACAAAACTTCTAAATCTAAACGTATTGCCACCATCTCCATTAAAATATATAGTATAAGATGTGTCGTTATCTATCGTAGATGGTTTTATAAAAGATGAACCAGTATAAATATCAAATCTTTGACTTGTTGTAAAATCTGCAACATTAAAAGTTATTTTATATTGTTTGCCTAATTCCCAAACAAAAGATTGAGAAATTTGACTAGTAGATAAATTGTCATATATAGCTTTATTAGTTCCAATACTCCATCCAGTTCCTAAAGTCCAATCTTGACCGACCTCTTTAATCGAAACGTTGTCTATTGAGCCAGTAAAGTTACTTATATTTGAGCGAAAATATAAAGGAGATGAACTTGTAGCGTAAAAATATACAGTAATGGTTTGGGTTGTCGTTGTAGTTCCTTTATATCCAATACCCCCATCAAAGTATAGCGAGATACTTCCGCTTGTAACTACCGCATCGTATGTAGCTTTATATGTTTTACCTGCTTCTACAATACCTGCTTGATAAGCTAACCCTGTTGTAACGGATGTAGCAACTAAACTACCGCCACTAATAGTCCATCCTGTCTCTTTACCCCAATCAGTATTTGTTGCAAAATCTCCGTTAGTTACAAGCTCCGAACCAATCTGAGAAAAATCCCCGTTAGAAACTAAGTCCCCGCTAAGGATTTGCATATCCTCAATTAAACCTTGTGAGTTAACCCGAGTAGCGCTAGAATTTCTAGTGAAGTCGAAATCACCGTCTAATACTTCTTTTAATGATACGCTTCCAATATACGCGCCATCACTTGAGCCACCATCTGAAAGTTCAATATGTGTTGTTGTTGTTGTCGCTGTAATTGTGTAAACGTGTTCTTGTATTGTTGTTACATTTACATTTAACAAGTCAGATGCGCCAAGAGAAGTGCCTACTTGTATGTTAATGCTTGACGTATTTACTAATTTATTTATTACAAATGTATATTGTAATCCTATTTTAGTAATAAACGATTGTTTTGCAAATGAAAACGTAGCACCATCACTTGACATTTTCATCATACCCTGATACCATATAGGTGGCGTACTTGCCGATAAAATCCATCCACTTAAATCAGTAGAAAAATTACCATTTACTACAAGCTCATTGCCTAAAGGTATTGAAGGTTTAACGCTTAATATTTTACCATTTTCGTACGCTGTCGGAGTCGTTACGATACTTGCTTTTCTTAATAAACTCATTATAAACAGTTTTCTATATCGGTTAATATTTTATCTGTGCCTTCAAAATTCTCGTAATAAGGCGCGCGTCTATGTAATTCACTAATTAAAGCATAAGGATAGTAAACCTCTCCCCAGTTTATTGTGTTTGTTATAACTCCTTCACCCCACCAAGAGCTGCCATACATTTCGTTTGCCATCTTTATTTTTTATATCAGTTTTTTTTTCTTTCTCTTTTAGCTTTATATAGCTCTTTAAACGCTTTACGTTTACTTTTTTTACTTTGTACTTTATCACAGTACCCATCCGTTAAACGTAGTATCTGAATCTGGACTTATGTCGTTGTTAGAATTGCTAGTAAATTCAGGAAACAAAGAACTATTAAAACATAAATAATCTACTAATCTAGTAGAGTAATAATTTGCGTATTCTCTAGCTTTAGAAACTAAGTAATCAACTTCGTTTTTATCTACGTTCTGAGCTGTTTCGCTTGATCCTTTTAAAATTCCTTTATTAGTAATGCTATAAGCCGAGAAGGGGATGTAGTTCATCTGTGCGAACCATATTAAGGTGGGCTGGACAAATTCATTTACTAGCGTTAAATAATTACCAGTTAAACCAGCACCGCCAGCAGCTCCTGAAATTATATCTTCGCTGATTTTGTTATACAAATCCGTTCCTAATAAATTCTGAATGTCAATGATTTGAGCGATTTTAACAAACTGTATTATTTTGTCATAATCAGTATTTCCATCAATAATACTATTTCTTACTAAGTCCTGTTGTGTTATGAATAATGCTGTAGCCATATCTTAATTAATTTGGGTATGCGCCTCTGTTAGGCATATTTTCTGGCGCTATTCCAGCTTGTTTTGATCCTACTGGGTTTTTTATATAACTCTTTGGTATCGTTCTAGTCTTTTTATAGTTTCCTAAATTCTCTGAAGGCTCTGTATTGCTTTCTAATCTATAAAGCACTTTTTTGAATTTATGGCGGCAGTAAATCCCGCCCTTAAATTTGAAAAGCGAAAAAGGTTGACCATTATGCCCAAACTCTCTATTTACGCCCTCGCGAGATGCTCTGTCGATATCTTCAATAGTCCAAACAATACCAGCCCTTGCCATGTTCATCATATTTCTACAAAATGCTCTTTGTGTCTTACTAGGCTTTATTGAGCCTACCGCATAAGTATAACGGACTTTATATAATCCATTTTTAGAATCTAAATAGCTAAAAGAACTCCCGTTTTTCTTAGAAGTAATTTCATCTTTTAAACCTAGTAAACCCTTTACTTTTGATAATGTGCTTTTAGTTTCTTTAATTAAATATCCAGCCCAGTCTTCATTACTTAAATTGTCATCAGCATCAATTTCATCTACATAAACATAGTCGTTAGACATCACAACGCCTGAGTCTGCTAAAGAGCCTAAAACTTCGCTAGTTTCATCTTCTGATAATGTTGCTTCATTATGTGATTTACAAGGCATATACCAAGTAGTGCCATCTTCTACGTGTTCGTGATAACCCTCACAGCCTTGCTCTAGTGCTTTTGCCTCTGCTTGCTCTATTGTCTCATAGGCTTGCTTTCCGTCTATCTCTCTTAATTCTTGGCTTAATTTAACCCCAGTTTCTTCTTCCATTGTTTCGGAGTCCATAACATTTTCAAGGTCTTTAAACTCTAGCGGTTGAAGCGTTTTAAAGTATAGTTTAAGCGATATCTGGTTGTAAGCTAGTATAGCATCAAAGGCATCTGTTAAAAGCGTCTGAAAGGGCTGTATAACGGTATTATCAAATAATAAAGAAGCTGTCTTTAATTCATCAGCATTTGAGCCTAAAGAAGTCCCTTGCGTTCCTATCCCCATAAGCATAGGAGAAGTAACTCTATGACCTACCATTATCTTTCTAGTAGCTTCCTCGCTTACAAAATTATAAGTATTGTGTGCATCACTAATCGCCAATGTATCTACAGTTGCAGCAGCCTCTGGGTTATCATTAAAACTAAGTACAAACTTAGCTCCAGAAGTGCCCGTAAATTTTTCAGTTATTCTATTTTCTAACATTTGCCTTTCTTCGGCTGTTGGTGTTCCGTTGTTAAACTGTATTAACGTGTTAGGACTAAACGAGTTCATCGTATTGTTAAGATGAAAATTCGATACGAGTTGTTCTGTCTCTGCCCATTCTAAACAACCAGCATAGTCAACGCTTGAATAGTACTTATAACCAGCTCTGTAAGGCTTTACATACACAATTTCTATATTTTCTTTACTAAAGCCGAAAGCTGGTATTCTTACAGTATTACTGACGTTTTTAACTTTAGCCCAATTATCCGAATAGTAGTATGCTTCTATTTCTCCTTTATCGTTACACTTTTCAGCTCTCAAGTTTTCAACTGCTATATGGTCGACTCTTGCGATTGTTTTTCTATCCTTAGAATAGATTACTTGCATAGCACACTGACCCATGAGCTTCAAATCGTGTGATAAATTTTTAACCATGTCTTTCTTGAGCAAAGAAATCATTTGAGCGTATTGTTCTGGCTTTTTATTTGAGTTTGTAGCATCCAATCCACGACCGTAAATCATCAAACTGATTGAATTTATTATCGCGTTGTTAGTTGGACTTCCTTCGTACCTTTGAATTAAGTAAGAAAAATAATCGTTACTAGAGCCAAAAGAAACCCATTCCTTATTTGAGCTTTCTACAATCTCAGGGGATGCGTAATTGCTTAAATTTACTACTGTTAAGTCGTTCATATAATTATGTATTCATTGCTAGCACTATCTTCGCTTACAAATTGATTTTTATTAATGCTGTAATAGTCGTTTGCTGTTTGGTTAATAGTCTGATCAGTACAAAACATTTTATCTTTGTAAATTATTTCAGAGCTATTACTTACTTCTAAAATGTAAAACTGTCCTTCTACTAAAGTTCCAAATATTGAAGCAAATTGGAGATAGTTTCCGTTTATTGATGCGGTGCTGTTTACGATTATAGGCGTGTTTGTGCTTTCGCTTGTTATTTTAACAGTCAAAACCCCCACACTAAAAACTCTAGGTATTATATCAAAAGTCTTATTTCCGTTAGTTTGTATTAGTTGCATATTAATATATAACCAAAAGCAAAAAAATTTGCACGATATGTAAATAAAAAAAGGGCTATCCGTTAAGATAACCCCATTTTAATCAATCAAAAAAACAAACTTTTAAGCGTTTGGTTCAATTTGTTGAGCTGAAACATCAGCTGTTATAACAGAACCAGTCACAAAGAAAGGGGGTGCTACTTCTTGAGCACTAAATGTCAACCCACTATATCCAGTTAATGAATCCATAGTACCGCCTGAAGTAATACTTCCACCAGTTAAATCTCCACCGTTGACTAAACCTACAACCCAATAATTTCCGTTGAAATCCTCAACAGCAATATGAGGACGTGCTACAGCTAATAACTTAAGTTCTTCTTGTGTTTTTACGTCTTGAAACGTTAAAGTCATTGATAGCACTGTATCATAAAATGTCGTTCCATTATCGCGACTAGAGGTAATTGCTGTCTCCATTGTCGTCGCGGTATTTTTAATATCGAACTGAAACCACACAGGTGTTCCAGCAAATGCTGTAATTTCTCCAGCTACTATTGTTGCTGCGCCTAAAGTTCCGTAATCCGCAAAGAAAATATTTTTAATACCTCCAACCGCTGACTTACATGGAATTTTACGTCCGCTTGTAATTAAACAATTTGCCATAATTTTTATATATTTTAAATAAAAAAGGGATAGGTATATCCCACCCCTTTCTAATGATTATTAATTTGTTATTAAGCGTAAAGAACGATGTCAGTTACTTCTCCATACTGAACACCAGCAGTGTATCGAAGAATAACGCGAACATTCATTGACCCGTCAACTTCTTGCATGTCTATTGTGCGTACTTCTTGCGACTCATTTAATAAGCCAGTTCCAAAAAACAAGTTAGACTTTTCAGCAGCAATCATTGTGTTGTCAGCCATCCCTTTAGATACTACAACTTGCACACCGTCAAAGAATAAACCTCCTAATACTTGGTTTGTTCCTCTATCTTCGTAACCAGCTCCACCTAGTCCATTAGCAGCAAAACCTCCTAAAGCTCTTGTGTAAGCACGTCCAACATTAGAAGATACATATAATCTTAAATCTTCTTTCCCGTAAACGGTAGTAGGAATTTGATCAACTACTTTACCCATTTCATCGATTACGTTTGCAGCGTTTACACCGCCAGCAACAGCAGCGATTTCTTGAGCGGCTGGTAAAGCAGCATCAGCAGCTAATAAAGTTGCAAATCCAGAAAATGATCCAGCACCTCCAGCTCCTGACCAGATTTGTGTTTCTGTGAAATCAGATACTTTAGCAGCTACGTGTGCTAAAACGAAATCAGAGAAAGAAGCTGGTAGGTCTGCATATTGCGAGTAACCCATTTCAGCCCCTTGCCACGTTGAAAAAAGATCTTTTTTACATAAATCTAAATTTACTTGAAACTCTTTTGGCTCAAGAATTTGCTCTGTTAATGTT